ACGAGAAGGATGTTATTTGCGACCCATTCACATACAACTTGATCCTGTCATCCGCCACTCCCTGTGTGGTATCAATCGCAAATAAAAAGTGATACCAAGCCGAAAAGTCACGATATAAAGATGTGCTGACCTTTCTCCATCCAAGAACACCGGCGGATGAAAAATAATCAATAAATAACGCACCACCTCCCGTTACCCCTGCAAGAACATACGGCGGAGAGGAAACGCTTCCAGCAAAAAGAAATGAATCGTCAAAAGATCCGCTAAGTTTTGTCCAGATACTAAACGTCCATATCCTTCTATTTCCAACTGACGTAGGCGTCCTGTCAAGATACGCACTATCCGCACTGTTAAACCTCAAGCTCCGCTGTACGACATTAGGCGGCAAAGGCCAACGGCCAGCAGCTTGAGCGCTGCCCTGCTCGTCTATATCCCAGATTCCCGGCGCGGAGGATTGCGTGGGCTGCTGGGGATTTGCGGTGATGTATTGTCCGCCGTTACGATCAATCGGCATAGATCACCCTATCAGGTAATAGCTTCAAACGTCGCTTGGAAGGTCAAGGCACTAGCCGTACCTGACTGAACCGCAACTGATTGGTTCTCCGTAACATAAAAGCTATTGGTCTTATCCACCACCACAAGGCTTGACCCAGCAGGGACCGTGATCTGGTAAGCAAAATAGGCAACCACCGTGGCGCTTGCAAACGTACCATTGTTCCCTATCGCTACCGTACAAGTCGCAGCAGAGGATGTGACGTTGGAAACCGTAATGCTGGTTACCCGATTGACAGTCCCAGTTGCCGGGGTAAGCCCTGTAAGCGTCGTGTTACCACCACTGGCCCCATCTGCTGTCCAAGAAGTGGTGTTTGTAGCAGCAGAGCTTGGTATGACATACGCAGAATTACCCTTAATAATGGTAACTGCGACTATATTCGGATTTTGTGACGGAGTTGCCATTGCTATATATCCTATAACTAGAACCCAAAGATCATTGACAACGCGATAGCCTTGCCTGCCGTAATCCCACCACCGCCTGCCGCCGCCCATTTAACACCAGTGGCTTGAGTGCTGTCAGCCGTAAGTACATAGTCATTGGTTCCGACAGCCAGCCTGACATTGTCAGTACCGTTATAAACAATTAAGTCGCCTTTTGTTATCGTGGGAGCAAGCGCGTCAAACGCCGCTGTTTGCGATGTTTGGCCTGTACCGCCATTAGCTATCGCCACCGTTCCGGTAACGTTTGCCGCAGTTCCGGTAGTGTTTTGATTTAGCGTGGGTACGTCAGCAGCTTGTATGGCTGACATCGCAACGTTTGTTCCATTACCCCTTAAATACTCACCGCTAGTAACAGATGCAGCCAAAGCATTTAACGCAGCTTGCTGTGTTGTCTGACCTGTACCACCATTGGCAATCGGGAGCGTCCCCGTTACCGTAGATACATTAACCGTACCAAGAACTTGTTTAAACGATCCGCTGTTATCAAACGTACCGTCCGTGGACCACGTATCACCGGCGTTAAGCGTAACGACTACAATGTTTCTTGTTGAGCCGTTGTTGTCCAAATAAACGGTTACCGTTGCCGCAGAAGCAGACCCATTCTGGATGGAGATGTACTTGATCGTTCGCTGGTATCCGCTGGGTGGTGCAGCAACAAGCTCCTGTGGGGACGTAGCAAACGTGCCGTCATTCTCACCATTGGAAAACGTCGTACCGTTTGAGTCACCGTAATGGGCCGTGAAGTAAACCGAAGCCGACGTGGATGCGATGCTGGCTTTGATCGTCTTTAGGGTGGAGTCAAGGACTAATACAGCCATAGTGACCTCTACGAATTAAACCACGCGTAAGCTTGTGAATTGAAGAACGCTGCGTTGGATGGGAAATCAACAAATACAAACTTCGTATTAGCAGCAAACGACACAAGCGATCCTGCATTACTTGAAGCTAGTACCGTGTTACGTTCTAACCGATTTGCAGGAGATCCGCCTGAATAGTAAGTACCAATACCAACTTCCCAAGTCCCGGCAATCGGATCTTCAATGGTGTAGTACGTTGAGTTGCCGTTTTGTACAGCAGCCACGAAAGTTTGATAGCCCGTCACTGCACCGGCAAGCACCATACTGCCCGTTCCGGCAGTAACGCTGGTTTCCTTGACTCGGTTAGCAACAACAAAGGCCATCAGGTCACCGCAGTCAGTTGAGCTTCAGTAAACCAACGCTGTTGTTGCTGGCCGTTTTCCAAGTACTCAACCAAGTAAGTAATGTTGCCTTCTTGGTCAACACCGATCTGAAGCACTGGACCCTCGGGGATTGTGACGACCGCTTTGACGATCTCACCCACTCTGAAATTTGCAGCCATGATTTATCCTTACGCAGCGTCGTTAGACAAAGAGTACGACACGTTTAACGTATCACCATTCACTACTGAACGGGTCGCAGCAAATGCGCCTTCTGAAAACAACACACCCGACGTACCACTCTTGGTATTGTTTGAAATGACAAACGCACCGTAAATCGTAGCCGTGGAAGTGATACTGAACGCAGCCGCAGAAGCCGTAGAAATCACCGAGGGATCTGCTGTCGTGGAAGCACTAAACGACAACGTGGGGCGGTTGGCTTGCGAATATCCCGTGAACTCTGTCCATCCAGCGTGAGACAAAGCTGTATCACCAGCAACAAGAGAAGGTGTTGGGCTGTTATTAATTAGCCCGATGTACCACGCAGCCGTGTATCCCGACCCCGTGAAATACTTATCGTTCATGTCCTTCAAACCTTGATTAACCACAAGGTTGTGGAACTCGTCTTTCCATTTCAATTGACCGGCTGCGTCGTAGCATTCAACGGTGAACACACCACCGACCGATACACTACCCGACGCTGAAGCGTCGTTCACAACCGTCGCTTCAAAACGATCCGCTTTACGTGCGAGATCTTTCATGATGAACTCCTATTCAATACGAAGAATTGCGTCGGTTGCTGACGCTGCTGGGAAAGTTATTACCAAATCTTGTGCTGTCTTGGTAATCGTACTACCGAAATTCAGAACACACACCGCACGGTTTCCGTTGGTGGAATTGTAAATGAGTGCTCCGGCGCAGGAAAGGGTTACGTTGCTGAAAGTAGCTGTTTGAAAAGACCAATAGGCGGTGGTTCCGCTTGTCGTTGGTGTGATGTTTGTGAGTGCAATCCCGCCAAGGGTGTAATTGGTTCCACTCGTCGGTACTTCCCCAGCGGATGAGTAAACGGTGGTATCTGCACCGAGGGTGGCAGAGGAGAGGTACAAAGCGATTTTGAAAACATTGCCCGTCCCTGTCGTGAAGTTATGTAACCCCTGAGCAAGTTCTGCTTTATAGCTTGTGCACGCTGTTTGGATGATCGCCATATCACTTCACCGGATACCGAACCTGACCAGAACGATAAGCATCCTGTCGGTCTTTAGCATCTCCAAGCTGTTTAAGTAGCGCCATCGCTTCGCCATACATCTTATCAATGGCCCCGATCATATCCGGCTCACCCTTCAGGAAGATATAAGCTTCACGGATCGATCCATAGAGCAACGCAGAATCAAAATTATCACTAAGCCAAGTCTGGCCGGACGCAGCATCAACAATCGACTCGGGGTAGAAGTAATAATGCAACTCAATCGTATAAGCTAAGTTAGGTGAGGGACCAAGAATAAACGTCAGCTCACGCGGTGCATTGTAGTCAGGGCCAAAGATAGCGTAGTGTTTGGGTAGTCCCGTATCCGTGGGTATGGGGTAGGCTTCACGGATAAAGTTCACATCTTTATTTAACAAATAATGATACTCACCCGTCGATGGGTGAATTGCTGCCATACTATAAGGCGACAAAAAATCGGTGGGGCACTGAAGATACTTATTCCCTATAGTTGCTGTACCTGTTACGTTGCGGCGAAGATTGGGCAACTGCACCGAGTTATAGATGCGCTGCTCTGCCTGACGAATGATGGTATCAATGTCAGTCGTGGAGAAAACATTCTCCACATAATCCTGTACCGCTGTAACAAGCTGTGAATAATTCACGCCATCGGTCCCCTACTCATGACACCTTTAGTCGCAGCACCTGCACCGCGCATCTTAATGCCAGAGGTTTTTACTTCGTTGTTGACGCGTTTGGTTTTATTGCCAATCGTCATATTCACCGTATCCACAGCACTATGGTCAGGACCACTTCCGGGATTGGCTTCTATCGGGGTTCTTTTACCCTTCATGGTGTGCGGCTCCGCATAGGTTGAGGCAGGACCAACTTCTTTCCCGCCTTTTTTCATACTGTACTTAGCCATTATCGGCCTCG